CATTTTCATTTTTCTTTACACCACATGAGCCATTTTAAGCTCATTTTAAGCACTTTATTCATTTCGTGATAGATTAATCATTATAATAAAATTTGATTCATACATGGCTTCTCTGAAAGCGACAGGATAGGTTATCAGTAATAAATATCCTAGTTAGCAATAGTATGTTAGTCGGCAAATCGACTTAAAGGTGAACATATTTTAACGATACAAGTAAAACTCGTATTATTATTATAGTTTATATTTGTGATATAGTAATTAATTAAAAACAAAGAATTATGCCTATTTTTGATAGTTTTGGTTTTAATGGTGAAACATCTAATGGTGATGGAAAACCTACTGACGACATTACAGACCTTGATACAGGTAAAACAGGGCAGTTAGATGCTGATGGTAATTCTATTGATGATATTACTAATAATGGTAATGGAGATGGGAATAGTGATTCTAATGCTAATAAAGATAACCAATCTTCATCCTCCACGGGGGGTAAGCCTAATGACAAAGCGAATGACGCTGATGCTGAACATGGTTTAGAAGAAGGTACTATTATCGAAGATGGAGATAATAAATATACTGTTGATAAAGACGGTAATCTTATTGACGATAAAGGTAATATCTTTAAAGCTAAAAATGAAGTTGCTGCTTATCTTAAAGAATTTGAAGTAGAAGATACTAAAGAAGAAAATACTATTGATGTTAAATCGATTCAAGAACTTGTAGGTGTTTCTGTTACTTCAGAAGATGGTAAACCAGTTGCTTTTGATAATACTCCTCAAGGAGTTGCAAGTTATATTCAATCCGTTATTGATTTAAAACGTGACGAATTTGCTCAAGCTGGTGTTAATAAATTATTTGAAGATTATCCTATCGTTGGTGATTTTCTTAATTATTATGTTGCAAATGGTAATTCATTTGAAGGCTTTGGTGAACTTCGAGATAGAAGCGGTATTGAAGTAGATGAAAATAATGTAAGTCAACAAGAAGCTATTGTTCGTGAGGCGTTTAAGGAATTTAATCGTCGTGGTAATGTTGATAAGTATATTCAATATCTTAAAGATAGTAATGAACTTTTCAATGTTGCTAAAGAAGAACTTGAAGCTCTTCAGAAAGCTGATAACGAAATGCGTGAAGCTAATGCTAAAGAAGCTATGCGAGTTAAAGCAGAAGAAGAGAAACAACTTGTGGAATTTTGGAATGGAGTTAAAGAATGTATTGATAAACGACAAATTGCTGGTTATCGTATTCCTGAAACTGTTATTATTGAACGTAATGGAAAACAAATTTCTACTACTCCAGAAGATTTCTTCAATTATGTTTATCAAGTTGATGATAAAGGACTTTCTCGTTATGAAAATGATTTAATGAAGTTATCTCCTGCTGAAAGACGCGATGAAGAACTGCTTAAGGCTTGGCTTAAATATACAGGTAAAGGTTATGATAGTTTGATAGAAATGGCTGTTTCTGATAAAGAAGCTAAAAAGTTGAAACTTACTGCTAGTCAACGTAAATCTACAAAAGGAGCTATTAAAATAACTAAACCTGACAGTAAAAAAGATGCTCTGAAAGATGAGCGTTTTGGTTATTAACATAATAGTAAATTTGTAGATGAAAGCATTACGTGTTATTGGACAAACTCGTTATGAAGATAGAGGTTATTCTAATGAAGAATCAATAGCTTATCTTCAGCTTCAAAAGCCAGAAGAAATTAATAGTTTTCTGACTTATAATTATGGTATGGATGATGACCGTTTTCCTTTAAGTTTTATTACTGAAGGTCAAGGTAGTCGTGGTATTAAAGATGTTGCTACTGTACAATGGACTTGGAAAACTATGGGTCGTATGAAGTTTACAGACTTTGTAACTTACTTTAATACTGCTGTTACTAAACCCGGTCAAAATGGTAGTGAATTTGAAGTTCATTTTTCTACTCATTGGTTTATTGAACAACATGGTCTTACTGCTCCTGATGGTGTTACTCAAGTTCGTATTCAGAAAGACTTAGGTGAATCTGCTTATGGTTATGCTTATCTTTTGAAACTTACTTCTCCTAATCCTGATGCTTATGTTGACCTTCAATGGTTGGCTAAAGGTATGTATTGGGCAATGAGTGCTCCTACTGTTTCTGAATCTTATTCTAAAGGTAATAGAAGCAATACTATGGGTCCTGCTGGAATGACTTCTCAACTTGAGTTTTATCGTTATTCTAAAGAAATAGCTGGTAATCTTGCTAATGTTGTTACTCAATATCAATTCCAAAATGATAATGGTGGTACTTCTAATCTTTGGATTAACGAAGAGATGCGACAGTTCAACTTGCACATGAGAGTAATGAACGAAGAACGTTTGTGGAAGTCTGAATATAACCGTTTACCTGATGGTACTATTCCTTTGAAAGACCATGATAATGGTAAACCTATTCCTCGTACTGCTGGTATGTTAGAAATTTGTCGTGAATCTAACTACGATACTTATGGTGAAGTTCTGACTATTAACAAACTTGAACGTACAATCGGTGATGTTCTTGACCGTGATACTCAAGATGGCGATAAGAATGTAGCTCTTATGGGTGGCAAAGGATTTATTCGTGACTTTGAAATGGCTATCAGAACTGATGCTAAAGAAAACGGATTTATTACTCCTCTTGGTGAAAAGATGATTCAAGATAATGGTGATGGTCTTTCTTATGGACGTTACTTTAATAAGTATAAAACTCCAGATGGATATACTATTACTGTTATTCATAATGCTTATTTCGATAAGGGTACTGATGCTGAAGCTGCTAAGCAAAATGGTATGATTCATCCTACTACTGGCTTGCCTATTACTTCTCATCAAGCTGCTTTGATTGATATGAGTAATTATAAAGGTAATCAGAATGTTCGTATAGTACGTCAAAAAGGACAGGCTTATAAAGCTAAAGTTATCGAAGGTATGACTGATATTCCTGCTTGCTGGGGATTGCCTAATACTAATCATGCAGCTACTGAAATTGATATGGCTCGTTATGAAGTTAAAGGCTCTATTGGTTTGCAGGTAGATAATACTACTAAGATGTTCTTATTGAAATGTGTATTATAATCATTTAAAAGAAGCTATTTAAGATATGGATTTTAACAAAGTAAATGAAGCTAATAAAGCAGGAGAAAATACTCCTGCTGCTTCTAATGTAAATACAGATAAACAGGTTATACCCCCCGTAGAGGATGGAGTAGATAAACAGCCTGCTAATACAGTAGGATTTAGAGATGAAAGTCTTGATGAACCTTATACTGAAAAACGAACTATTACTATTAATTTAGTTACTAATTATTCATTATATCGTAGAGTTAATGATAAAACATTACCTAAACGAATGGATAAGATTGGTAGTTGTGTTCGTAGTTCTCGTACTCTTTCTTCTAATAAAGGTGAGATTGAATCTTATTTTCCTGCTTTAATTGGTCTTGCTCCTAATAATGAAAACTTTATTTCACGGGTTAAGGCTTATCTTAATAATATTAGTGTTTCAGTTGATGAACTAGGTAAGACTTTTGATATTTCTTTCTTTTGGAATCGTAAACGAGATTATCTTCGTTTTAGAGCTGAAGAAGAAGCTATTGAAACTGCTTATATGAATAGTGACCGTAAAGGAGTTAAAGAACTTAGAGAAGCTCTTGAGGCTAAGATTACTAAGTTAAATCTTCTTGAAAGTGAAAAGTATAAATATGGTTATCCTATTGTTCTTGATGATTATCTAATTTATCGTCATTGTTTATTGTATAAAGATGTAGCTAAAGATATTGCTCTTATTAATTCTGATCCATCTATTAGATTTTATTTTAAAGATGACCAAAGAGAAGCTGAGCGTCTTGCTAAACATCGTCAGGAAATTAATTCTGCTAAAGGCAATTATGTTAAACTTCTCACGAATAGTGATTTGTTTGATGCTGTATTTATTCAATACTGTGTTGCCAATAATATTAATATTCCTAATGGTATGGCTATGGATACTGTCGATAAACAAACTCATCTTGATAAATTTAGTACAAATGAACCTGCTAAGTTTAATAAACTTTGCAATGATAAAGATATTACTATTAAATCTTTAATTGAGGTTCTTATTTCTCGTGGAGAATTTATCAGAGCAATTCATAATCAGAATATTACTACTCCTGATGGTGAGTTCATTGGTGCTAATGTTAAGGAAGCTGTTACATGGTTTAAAAATCCTACTAATAGTGCTCTTGTTAGTGCTTATAAAAATAAACTTAAAAACATTTGATTATGAACATTGGGGAGATGCACGTGACGTTCAGAGAACTGGCACAACAGATGGGTATGCAGACCGTTCGTGCTATTCTCATGGAAGATATAGATATTTGTCTTAATGCTGCTATAATTGAAAAAGCTAGAAATGTAATAGTAGAAAACGTTGGACCTGTTCCTTATAATGATAAGGTTGCTCGACAAAATGCTTCTATTAGTCCTGTTAATGCTCTTAGAACTTTATACACAGCGGGTACTGTTAACGGCGGAGATATTACAGGTAATGGAACAGAAGTTGACCCTTATAAAATTAATATTGATAGCAACGGAATAATGCTATATACAGGCTTTCAAGTTAGTTATAATGGCAAGACAATTTATGATTGCAGAATTATTGAAGCTGAAGATTTAGGTCAAACGCTAAGAGATTTCTGTAATCGTGCTGCGAAAGATGCTCCGATAGTTACTATATTTGGAGATGAATCTGGTATTAATGTTAATATATATACTGGACGTAATAATACAGTTAAACCTCAATTAGTTAAATATCTTTATATCAAAGAACCTGCTAAAGTTAAATTTGATGAAGATAGAGAAGAAGATTGGGTTAATTGTGATTTACCTCCTTATTTACATATGGAAATAGTTATGCGTGCAGTACAGATTTATCTTGCTAGTATTGGTGCTACTTCTAATGGAGCTGATAAACAAAGTTAAACTCTAAATTAAATTAAAAATGAGACAGTTTTTGTTAGCGGGCAATGTCGCTTATGGAGCGAGGTTACCTCTTGCTGCTGGAGCGGTTGCTTTTACTTATCTTGCTGATGGCAAGGAAAATATTGACGCTGACGGTACTAAGATTACCGATAAGTTTTACATTAATCTTGGTCGTGAAGCAAATGGTTCAGTAGTTCTTCCAGCTTATAAGAAACATCTTACTTTTGTTAAAGGTACTTATCAAGCTGCTACTACTTTCTCTGCTAATCTTACTATTGGAGATGTAAATGCTTATTCTGATTATTCTATAATGATTGTGAAAAAAGGATTAAAGTTCAATGAACGTAATCGTTGGACTGCTACCATTCATACCGGTCTTAATCCTACTGCTAATGATGTAGCAAAGAAATTAGCTAACCAAATTAATAATAATACTGTTGGACATGGTATTAAAGCATCTGTTGCTGATGCTAAAATCACTCTAACTGCTGAGTCTAAAGGTATTGATTATGAAATTCTTGGAGCTGATGAATTAATGGGTATAGCTGTTACAGTTACAACTCACGGTTTACCTGCTTATGGTGACGCTGCTTATATTACTGATTTAGCTAATAAGGCTGCTGCTGATGCAGGTATTGAATATACTTACCGTGATACTTATACTGAACTGTATCCTGCATATCCTATTAATCCTTTGAAGCAACCTGATAGTGCAGATGCTAGATATACTATCTTTACGCTTCGTTTTGCTGTTCCGCGTGAAATGAAAACTAGAGATGAAGTTGTTCATCAGATTGTACAAATAGCGTTTCCTACTGGAGCTACTGCTATTGCAACTGTTGAAACTATCCTTAAAGCTATTGCTACTGAAGAAAAAGCATAACCTATTACCCGACTCGATTAGGTAAATATTAGGTAATATTAATCGAATAGGGGCTATTGGTATTAGCATTAGTGTTGATACTGATAGTCCCTATTCTTGTATCTATAAAAATGGAATTAATTCAAAATGCCTTTGAACAAGGTCTTATTCCAGGTATTGTTATTGTTATTTATCTTATAATTAATAAGATAATTGATAATAACAAAAGAAATCCTTTAGATGATATTGCCAAACTTCTTAACATAGTTACTAGAGATATTATTGAAAAAGATAGAGAAAAATCTAAATCTATTGTTTCTATTGCTATAAATAATGCGGCATCAGAATGTACAAAATTTGTTGCTTCAACTATTATTACTAATAATGTCGATAGTAATCGTGACCAAATAGAATATAATGCTAGACACTTAGTTAATAGTGTTTATTACGATACTTATTCTAAACTTAATATGTATCGTGGAGATGAAGATTATCTTAGTCATTATATGAAAGAAGAATGGAAAGAAGATATTTATGGTGATATTATAAATATTATCTATAATAAAAATCTTAATTCTGATCAACGTATTCTTGCATTTAATAAACGTATTTATATTAGAGTTAATGATTATACTGCTTATATTATTAATAAGGCATTTAAATAAGATGATATTATGATAAGAGGTTATATTAATAATCCAAAACAGCTATCTAAAGAGATGCAATTGCGTATTGCAAGCATGGCTGAAAAACAGGTGAGAATAGCAGAATTAGGCTTCTCATTGAACGAAAAAAATTGGTGCAAACTAACACAAGGACAAATTTTAATTCAAGCACTAGAAGCCTTAGAATTGCTTTCTGATGAGCAACAAAAATCAATTATTAATTCATATAATAACTTGATGTTAGAATGAGTGAACAAATAGATGATAATTATGTTAATGGTGTCTATGTAAAAGCTGATGGAACTGAACAAGTTGAGATTAATCCCCAATATGTTTATATGACTGTTCCTAGCAAATATGTTTGTGTTTATCATAAACTATTAGTTCTTATGGCACAATATGGACTTGATATGCTTAATGATTGTTCTGCTACTTGTAAAGGTAATAATAGAAATATTGTTACTTGTTGGAATATGTTTCAATCTGCTATGGCAGCATATCAACTTGGTCAAGATAAACTTGCTGAAACTCTTCTTAAATATATTAAAGGTCAACTTAATATTATTTATGAAGGTAGTGAACAAGTTCAGTATAGTGGTTCTATTACACTTCCTGTTGATGAAGAAGGTAAAATTCATGCAATAGTTAGTTGTGGAGATGCTCCTAAATTTTATGTTGACCCTGAAACTGGTAAACTTTGGGAGAAGAAAGAAGAAGGTAAAGAATATAATGAAACTTATAGTCTTAGTGATGCTGATTATGATAATGAATAATGTGAATGTGTTCCATCCTCTACGGGGGGTCTACACTATGAATTTAGTAAACCTAGAGAACGTATGAAAACAATAGAAGAAGAACTTGGTAAAGTTAGTCTTACTTGTAATGGTAAATGGAATGATAGACCTTATGAAAGACTATGTATAGTGCATGACGGTTTCTATGCTAGCTATATATCTCGTAAAGCTGTTCCTGCTGGTATTCCTTTATCTAATGAAGAGTATTGGCAGCCTATTGCTAAACTTCGAGAAGATTTAGTTATTGATTATGAAACTTTCAAGAAAGAAATATTAGAACTTATTGCTGTTGTTCAAAGAGGTCTTAAAGCTGCTAGAATTGTAGTATCTACAATGGAAGATAGAGATGCTCTTACTTGGGAACAGATTGGAGTAGGTTGTGAAGTTTATGTTATTGAAACTAAAAAGAGTTATATTCTTGATGAAATAACTCCTGTTACTAATGCAAAGAAATGGCATCTTGAAGCTGATTCTGAAATTGGTTCTAAATTTGTAGAATCATTTAGTGGTATGTTTCCAAGAGCAATTGCAGAACGCGCAGTTGCTGATGAATTTGGTATTAATATTCAAGATAACTATCTTCGTCGTAATGTTGTAGTTAATTATATGGCACAAGTACTTAAACAGTATTTTGAAGATAATGCTGTTCAAATACTTGAAGGTCAAATTACTCCTGAAATGCTTAGTGAATCTGTTAAACAAATGTTTACTGCTTCACAGATTACTAATGCAGCTGATGAAGAAGATTTAACTGTTGTTGATAATCTTCTTAAGTTTGCAGATAAAGACTATAATACAAATGATTATAGTGGAAAGGCTCGTAAATATCTTCGTAAGAATATGATTAGTGGTGTTAATACTCTTACTCAAGATATGATTAACGAGCCTAATACTATTTATATACTTCAATATGATTATTGTTTAGCTGGACAAACTATTGAACTTCCAGATAATAGTATTATTCTTTGGAGAGGTGGTAGAATGTATGATGGTGCTGTTAAGCTAAATCAATGTAGACTTCTTAGTAATTATCGTCAAGAAGATATGTTTGATAAAGAATCTATATCTCTTGATGGAAATTGGGCTGTTGGTCAAATACTTTATCATCCTCTTGATTTAGGTGAAGATAATAAACAAGTTGAAATTGTTGGTTGGGGTGGAGCTTATACTAATGATTTTTATTGGTTTTGGGATGGTGAAAAATGGGTAAGTATGGGTTTTGATTTATCTGTATATCTTACTCGTGCTGAATTTGAAGCTTTCTTAGAGAAGTTAAGAGAAGAGATGGAAAAGTTTTATGCTTGGCTTCTTGCAGAACTTAAAAAGATTAATGACCATCTTGAAATTCACGATAACCAAATATCTCAATTACAACAAAATATTGTTGATATTAATAATAGAATTAATAATCTTATTATTGAATATAATGCTAAATTTGAAGATATTTATAATAAGATTGGAAATTTAAATAGTAATATAGAAGGTAGTATTAATAATCTTGAGCAATATATTAATAATAAGATTGAAGAAATTCTTAATAAGATAAACCAAAATGGTAGTAATATTACTAATGAGTATAAACAGTATTTTGAGAGTAATTATGTATCAATGTTTAAAAATAAGATTAAAGCTGGTACTAATATTACTTTTGTTGAAAATAATGATGGTACTATTACTATTAATGCTGCCGGTGGAGGTTCTGGCGGTGGTGGACTAACCGAAGAAGAAGTACGTAATATTATTAATTCTATACTTAATAATTATTATACTAAGCAAGAAATTGATGATATTATTGCAGGTCTTGAAGGTGGTGGTGGCTCAGGCGGAGATGGTACTCATAATGTTATGTCTACAACTCAACTTGGCGAAGCTAGAACAGGTAAGTATCTTATTATGAATAAATTTGCAGAAAGTGAAACTAAACCTAGTAGACTTGATGTAGATTTTAATTCTCTTTATACTGATATTAAAAATAAATTAGTTGGAGAAGGATTTGGATCAGGTGGTGGAAGTGGAGAAGGTGATGGAGTTGCTGCTAGTCAAATTCAAGCTTGGATTGCTGCCGTTGTTCCTATTGGTTCTATTATGCTTTGGGATACTTCAACTCCTCCTAATGGTTGGGAAGTTTATACCGCTGCACAAGGGCGTTTTGTTATGGGTTATATACCTAGCGGTATTAATATTTATAATAATCCTAAACAAGGAAATCTTAATTGGAAAACAGTTCTTGAAAATATTAAAGATACATATGACCCTGCTGCTCCGGGTCGTAATGTAAGTGCATATACATTTTATATTGGTGGTACTGATTTACCTCTTCATCAACATGCTGTTGCTGTTGGTAAAACTAAATCCGGTGATAATAACCATCAAGTTATAGCACCTAGTAACTGGAGATTTATATCAGGTGATTTAAATGGTGATGTTAAAAATGGTTATCCTTATGGTACTGATAAAAATAGACTTGATAATCTTGGCATTAATCGTTCTACTAATTGGTATATGACTGGACCTAATATTAGTAATAATGGTGAAATGACTTGGAGTCAAATAAGTGGTAATAGATGGACAGGTGATTATCTTGCTATTAATAAACTTATGCCTACTATTGCTTTACATTATATTAAACGTGTTTCTAATCCGTGGTAATTATGGCTGAAGAAGAAAATGTTTTTGTTGGTACTAATTGTCAATCTTTTGACCCTAGTAAAGTTCAATGTGATAAAGAGGGCAATATGCCAATTCATATACTAGATAAGTATTGTGAAGAAAATGATACTAGATATAATATATATCCTTTAACTGTTATACAAGCTATATTTGATGGTTTAACTGGTACTAGACTTGATAGAATACTTGCTGCTTGTAATAGTGTTTATTTAACTTGGGAAGGTACTTTTGCTAATACTGTTAATAAACTTGATAAAATTTATCGTCGTAAAGGATATATTATTACTTATCGTGATGCAACTAATATTAATTGGACACAACGATATAATAGTGATGATATTAGTGATGCTGCTTGGACTAATCCTGCTAATTGGGAAGGATGGTCTTTTGATACTGTTATTAAAGATTTAGCAGAAGCACTTGAAAAGATATTTACTAATATAGGTGATTATAAAGACTTTCTTGATATTATTACTAGTTTTATTAATGATTTTGTTATTAATGTGTTTAATAATATTAATAATTATCCTAAACTAGTTGAAATTATTAAGAATAGTACAGTTGAAAGTTTGCCTATTATTATTAGAGATATATTTAATAATATTAATGAATATCCTGAGCTTAAAGAGATGTTTAATCAATATATTAAACAATGGACTGAATCTATCTTTAATAATATTTCTTCTTATCCTGCTCTTAATCAGTTTATAACTAATGCTATTAATGCTCATGTAGAAACTACTATTGGTAATATATTTAATAATATTGATAATTATCCTGCAATTAAAAATCTTATTATTACTAATACTGTTAATAAAGTAGTTGATATATTTAAAAATATTGGTCAATATCCAGAATTACAGGAAGTTATACAGAATAATATTAATGAACGAGTTGATTATATATTTAATAATATTAATAATTATCCTGAACTTATTGGTATTCTTTCTGATTTAGTTTGTAATTGTGTTAAGAATATATTTGCTAATATTAATAATTATCCTGCTCTTGTTACTTGTATTAACAATGCTGTAAATAGTAGAGTTGATTATATTTTTAATAATATTGATAGATTTCCTATTCTTAAGAATCTTATTGAAACTAAAGTAGAAGCTAGAGTTACTTATATATTTGAACATATTAATAACTTTACTGAATTACTTAATGTTATTAAAGGTAATATAGAAAATATCTTTGATAATATTGATAATCATCCTAATCTTAAAGTTGTTATTGAGAATAAGGTTGAATCTACAGTTGAACATATCCTTAATAATATAGATAATTATCCTATTATTAAAGGGAAGATTATTCAATTCTGTAATGAAGCTATTGAAGCTAAACGTGGTGTAGCAAATGGTATTGCTAGTCTTGATGGAGATGGTAAAGTCCCAGCAAGTCAATTACCTAGTTATGTTGATGATGTTCTTGAAGGATATTATGTTGACGAAACGCATTTTGCTGAAAAGTATATAGAAGATGCTCCTGTGTATTATACTCCTGAAAAAGGTAAAATTTATGTTGATATAAGTGAAGATACTGAATATAGTGGTAAAACTTATCGTTGGTCTGGAACTAAATATGCAGTTATATCTGAAACTTTAGCTTTAGGTGAAGTTACAGGTACTGCTTATGATGGTGGTAAAGGTAGAAAAACTACTGCGATAGCTAATAGTTTACCAAATACTGTTGTAGATACCATAGAATTTGGTCAAGCATACGCAAACTATGTACAATTAAAATACCATTATTATCGTAAAGAATTTGTAACTGACCAAGATGACCATTATACGGCACAATCTCATAAACATGTAGATATACCTATTGCTACTACTTTAGTAGCTGGGGTTATGTCTGCTGCTGATAAAGTTAAACTTGATGAAACTTTACCTAATCAAATTACTGAACTTAGTAATAATGTTTATACTAAAGAAGAAATTAATAATAAGTTTAATAATGTACCAACAGTAGAAAATACTTATACTAAAGCTGAAGTTGATAAAGCTATTGCTGATGCTATTAAAGCTTTAATTCCTGCTGGTTATGAATTTGTTATTAAAAAGAAAACAACTTAATATTAATCATGGTGGTACTGAATAAGTGCCACCATTTAAAGTTTATAAAGTTATGCAAGATATTAATCAACAATTATATGAAAATAAAAGTACACCTGAAGGATTTATTCCTGTTTATGGTGTAGTTATAACTGTTCCTACTGGAATATATACTAATGGACAAAAAGAATTTACTTGTGATAAAACTTTTGATGAAGTAAAAGAAATACTGTTAAAAGGTGGAAGTATTATTGCTGTTGATAATAATAATAATAGAGTTAATTTTGATAGAATTGTTGTAGGCAGTAACGATATTAGTGCTACAATTACTTATTTTTCTAATGGAGGAATTAATAAAATTGATTTAAGTTGGGATAAAGATGCTACTAGAGCTGGAGAAAGAGGAACTAAAAGTATTAATACTTTTGTAGCTATAAATAGTAATAAAATTATTAATAGATATAATATTACTATAATAGTTAATAAAGTACTTAATAGTGCCACTCCTTCAGAAGTAATAGCTGCTATACAAAATATATTTACTAATTTTGATGGATTTGTTACAGCTGTTAATAATCCTAATTCTGTATTTTATAATGGAAAAGGAAATTTTAATGTTAGATATAGCGGAACTGTAATTGTAATAGTATGGCATGCAAATACATATATAGGACATATTACTATTGATAATAATGGTAATTATAATTATAATACTATTCAAATAGTTGACCAAACTCTTTATAGATTATCCAATCTTACTATTGACCCAATAGTTAATCCTAAGATATGGGTTGGCACTGCTACTCAATATGCGGCTATTGCTCAAAAAGATAACAATACTACTTATATAGTTAAATCAGACGCTTAAGTTATGGCTATATATCAAGGAAATATTGGAATACATGATATTAAACTTGGTAGTATAGATGTATTTGAAATATATCAAGGTTCTAAACTTGTTTATCCAGAGAATACTGAAGTTACTATTACTTTTAAATTGAATGTTTCCGGAACTGTTATTATTAATGGTTATACTCCTGTTATAAGTGAAAACAATACTAAATTTGTATTTACTATTCCTGTTAAGACTTATTATACTGCTAATATTACTGCTGAACATTATAAATCTCAAACTATTAGTGGTAGCAGTGATTATTTACCTATAACTCATAATGTAGAATTAGAATGGGAACAAAGATTTATTTCTTATACTGTTACTTTTCCTACTGATGGAGTTAAAGTTTTATTTGATGGAATAGAAAAAGGAGTTATAACTAATGGTAAGTTAGTTGTATTAATTGATGATACAGAAGCTAAAGATAGTTATACTGTTACATTTGAAGGTAGTAAAGCTAGTATATATGATACTAGTACATTAACAGTAGTTAATAGTAGTATAGCTAATACTGGTGGTGTTTATGATTTAAAACTTCCTACTAGTTCTGTTAAAAGTGGATATAAGAGAACTGATTATGCATCCTCCACGGGGAGTATAACCAAGGGTTCTACTTATGCTGGAACTTGGATTGAAACTGTTGTTAATCTTACTGCTAGCTTTACTAGTTCTACTACTTTAGGTAGTATAAGTAATAATGTATTAACTATACCTAATAATGAATCTACTAATACTAAAAATGGAACTTTAACTGTTATATTTACTTTAGAAAATAAACAAACTAAAGAAGTTAGTGCTGCTTTAAATCAAGCTGCTGGTGCTAAAGTTTATACTGATTGGGTACTAGATTTACAAACTGATGGAACTAGTGTTGAAGCTAAAGGCGGCACTAGAACTATTACTGCTAATGTTGCCCGTAGAACTTATAAATGGAATAACACTGGTACTGTTTATAGTGAAACTGCTACTCCTACTCTTAGTATTAGTGGTAGTGCTAGTCTTAGTGGAAATCAAATAAAATTTACATCAAACGAAAGCGTTTCAGCCCGTTCAGCGACACTTACAGCTAGTTATGTAGGATTGTCCAAAACGGTTACGATAACGCAGCAGGCAGGCGCAAAAGTGTATTCAGCGTGGTCTGCTTGGACTGTTTCTATTTCGGCAAGCACGCAAACGATAGCTGCAAGTGGTGGTTCATCTACGATAACTACTAGTGCTAGTCGTTCTAGTACTTGGACTTGGAATGGAGTTGGTACTACACATACTGATACTGAAACTGCTACACCAACACTTAGTGGTAGTGCTAACGGATTTAGTTTAAGTGGTAAAACTGTTACTGCTAGTAATAATACTACAACAAATGCTCGTAGTATAACTATTACTGCTACTAGCAATAGTGTTTCTAAATCTATTACTATAACACAATCTGCTGGAGCTAAAGTTTATGGTAATTGGTCTGCTTGGACAATTAATATTAGTGCCGATAAAACTAGTATTGGAGCAACAGGTGGAACAGCTACTATATCAACTAGTGCTAGTAGAACTAGAAGTTATACGTGGAATGGTGTTGCTGGTTCTGGTGGTACAGAAACTGGAAACGGTACTCCAACATTAAGTAAAGTTAGTGGAAGTGGTAATTGGACTAGTCCTAAAGTTACTTATGGAAATAATACTAGTACAAGTGGTAAATCAACTGTTATTCGTGCTACTATTGATTCAACTACTAAAGATATAACTATTAGTCAATCTGCTGGTGCTAAACAATATAGTGCTTGGTCTGCATGGACAGTTAATATTTCTAATAGTGGAAATGTTGCTGCTAGTGGAGGTAGTTCAAATATAACTACTTCTGCAAGTAGGACAAGAACTTGGACATGGAACGGAGTTAGTGGAAGTGGTGGAACTGAAACAGGAACTGGAACTCCTACTCTTAGTAAAGTTAGTGGTGCTGGTTCATTTGCTAGTAATAAAGTAACCTATGATAATAATACTTCTACAAGTGCTAGAAGTACAGTTATTAGAGCTACAATGGATACTGTAACTAAAGATACTACTGTAACTCAAAATGCTGGTTCTAAAACTTATAGTAGTTGGGGAGCATGGTCTATTAGTTTAAGTGCTAATGTAACAACTATCGCTGCTGCTGGTGGAAATGCTACATTATCTACTTCTGCTACTAGAAGTCGTACTTGGCAATGGAATGGTACAGGAACAACTTATACTGAAAATGCTAGTGGTTCTCCTACATTAAGTAAAGTTAATGGTGCTGCTTCTTTAAGTGGTTCTACTGTTAGTTATGGTAATAATACTTCTACTAGTTCCCGTAGTTCTGTATTTAGAGCAACTATTGATAGTGCAACTAAAGATATAACTATTAGTCAATCTGCTGGTAGTAAATCGTATGGAAGTTGGTCTAGTTGGTCTGTATATTGTAATGCTAGTAGTTATACTGTTGCAGCATCAGGCGGTTCTGTTACTATTTATTATGGTGCTTCTCGTTCTCGTACTTGGACTTGGAATGGCGTTGCAGGTTCAGGTGGAACTGAAACAGAAAATGCTACTCCAAGTCTTAGTGCAGGAAGTGGTGGTGGAACTTTAAGTGGTAGTACTTTAAGTTATAGTAATAATACTAGTACAAGTGTTAGAAGAACTAGAGTTACTGCAAATTATAATGGTGTTATTAATTTTTGCGATATTGAACAAAGAGCAGGTAGTAAAGTTTATGGTAGTTGGGGAGCATGGTCAGTAAGTATTTCTGCTAGTCCTACTAATATTGCTGCTGCTGGAGGTAGTTCTACTATTACTTGTAGTGCTGTTCGTATTAGACAATATACTTGGAATGGAGTTGGACAGAATTTTCCTGAAACTGAAAATGGCAGTCCAACTTTAAGTAAATCTGGAGATGGTACATTAAGTGGTACTACTAGTGGAAGTAAACTTACTTATGGTAATAGAACTACTACAACAAGTAGAAGTACAACTGTTACTGCTACTTATAGTGGAGTTAGTAAATCTATTGATATTACACAATCTGCTGGTGCTAAATCTTATGGCGCTAAAGTATATCATACTAAGTATTATGGTACTAATCCTGATGGAAGTGGATTAGATTTTACAGGTTATCCTTATACTAATGAAATTGATACAGTTGCTGATGCTGATACTATATCTAAAAGTGTTTATTATAGGTTATATACAACTCAACCTTGGACTTGGAATGGTGTTACTGGTTCTGGTAGTACAGAAACTGTATATTATAATCCGGAAGATATAAATGTAACAAATAAAGTTAATTGTGATGTATCTGTTGCAAATGCTTTTAATTATGCTAGCATGATTATAATAACATTCAAACTTTCTGCAAATAATTCTAATACAGCAAGAGAATATAAAATTGAATGGAATTGGTTAAATCATAATATTATTACAAAAGGAACACAAAGAGCAAATCCCATGCTTGGTAGACTTGTTATTAAAAATGATTATTTTACTAGTCAAAATATTGCATTACCTATTTATTTAGATAGTGAAAATGTAGATTCAATATATAAAGGAGAAGCAAGTTATAATGATATTAAGAAAACTCCTATTGGTGTTTATGTATATATTCCTACTAATATTTCTATAATGAACGCTGGTAAATTGCAATTTTGGTTTGAAAATAAAGATGGTGGTGGCAGTAAATATACTTGTACTTTAAGTAGTGTTAGTACACCTTCAAATAATGTTTCTGTATCTAATAGTAATAATATTATTAGTGTTACTGCTAATACAACTACTTCTTTATTTACTATATTATGCCAATTTACTATGACTTCTAATAGTACAGTATTTAATGTAAGAGTTTTAATTGAACCATGATGAAAATACTATTTAATATAACAATATTACTAATGCCTATATTGTTTATTTACTTATTAAAGTTATTTAAATTAATCACATAATTATGAACAATAAACAACTATATGAAAAACTAGGTCAGAATAGTTATGATAAAGTATTTCCTATTACTTATCTTCAAAATATTCTTGACAAAGATACAAATAATGATTTAACTGTTGTTCTTTCTCGGTTTAATCATTTATGGATTCCATATCAAGGAACTAGAGTTAATACTCGTAAAGCTGTTCCTGCTATTTTTAGACGTAATAGTCTTACTATTAGTTATTATGATGCTGAACATAATGTATCTGTAACTGAAAGTTATATAGGTAGTAATCTTCAAGCTGGTGTTGAAACTAGTTGGGTTTCTGATGATAATTGGACAAAAATTCTTAGTGAGAAATATCTTGAAGAAAGTGGAGCTAAAATTCCTATTGCTAATGGTACTATTGATTGGGATATGCTTAATGAAGCTCTTAAACAAATGATTGCAGGAGATGGTAAAGTTAATATTATTAATTATCCTGATGAAGAAGATATTACTATAAGATTAAGTCCGGGTTGTTGTAATGTTAATCGTCTTAGTCTTAAAGATAGACCTTATGAGCCTGAATATAAAAGTGGTAAAGGATATAAAATAGTTCGCAAGGTCTTACTCCCCGTGGAGGATGACGCTAGTAATGCAGAACAGCTTTTATTTGATGGTTTTCTTGATGATACTTATTGTGAACAATATGGACAAATAATTCTTAATACTGATAAATATGAAATTATTAGAACAGATTTAGGTAATACTGCTGGTATTTATTATGATATATATCATAAATTATTTGTTCTTAGAGTTAAGACTATTAATGATGGAGTTGGTTTTTATAATTATTATACTAGATGGACTATTGCAGAACCTACTGATAGAGTTCATCCTCTACGGGGGGTCAACACTCCTGTTTATGGAAATAGTGAAGATTATAATATTTATAATACTTGTCTTTCTAATGAACGTCCAAGACTTGGTATTATATATGTTAATTCAGTAGATAATATTAAATATTATTTTAATGAAGAAAATCTAGTTCAAGTTAAGAATAATATTTATCTTAATTATAAAGCTGTTCTTACTCAGGATATGGTTAACGAAGAAAATACTCGTTATATTATTCGTTATGCTTTTGATTTAAGTGGTAAAACTATTACAATGCCTGTTGGTTGTGAACTTGTATTTGAAGGTGGTATTATTGAAAATGGTACTATTGATTTAAATAAATGTAAACTTACAGGTATGGTTGGTGAAGAGTCTGAATATCTTCCTAATGTAACTTGTAGTAATTGGGCTAAAGGTCAGATTGAATATCGTAATGGAAAGATTTGTTATTGGAATGGTACTGAATGGAGAATAATGGGTGATACTTCTTCTATGGAAAGTTATACTAAAGAAGAGATTAATAATATGTTTAAAAATTATTATACTAAATCTGAAACTTATAATAAAGAAGAAGTTAATAATTTACTTAATAGATATGTTACTAATGATACATTTAATAACTTTAAAGAAGAAATAAATCAAACTATTACTAATAGTGTTAATCTTGATAAGATTCAAAAAGCTATTAATGATGGATGTGGAGTTAATATGACTATGCCTAGTGCAAATAATAATAAACTTAGTCTTCCAATTTGGACAGGAACTGCTACCCAATATGCAACTATTACCCCGGTTGCTGGAATGACTTATAATATTATTGATGAATAATGAGTTTAACTCTTGGACGTGAAGGAGGAATTGCTAAACCTCTTAAGAAACGAACAGTAGGTCAAACTAATATTGCTCATGTTTATGATGGTGCTAATCATATTTGGCCTACTTCTGTTATTCATTTTAGTGATTTTACTAGTGTCCAACTTAGATACATTTGGGGTAGTGATGATGGTCGAGATTTGGATACTAAATCATATTATGTTAATTCGCCTATTGATAGTTTAAATTATGCAGCTGTTGGTTGGTCTTGGTTTGCAAGTAAAATTCCTTATCTATATTGGGGTGGTGATAATATTAAGTCAGGTGCTGAATGTGTTATGTTTAATATTGAATCTATGATTGACCTTGAAGATAAAATGCCTGATATAATGAAAATGAATCTTTGTGCTAATTGGTTTGGAGAATTACATAGAGGTCATGTTACTGTTGAATGTACTGCTTATAAAGGTGGTGTTATTGTTCATGCTTGGCAATTAAAAAATAATGAAATTGATGTTGATAATAGAGGAATATTTATTTTTCCTTTGGCTGATGGAACTATTAATATGCCTGATGGACATGGTGGTTATAAAGAATGTTGGTATGGTGAAGTTGTTAAAAGAGTTGCTAAATCTAATAATGAAGTAAAATATTTTAGAATTAATCCTGTTAATGATAAAGTTATTGGTTTAGATGAGATTAAAATAATTCGTTATGGTGGTGGACTTGTTCATGGCAATGGTTATTGTTGGTATGAAAATAAACCTAATGATAAATATAAAGTTTGGAATAATCAAGTCAATACAACTGGTACTCCTTTAACTCTTGATAAGCCAACTCTTAATATAACTAGTGATGATAATTATAGTTATGAATATCATACAGTTTTGCTAAATGAAGATAACACTGTTTATAATGATAAGTATACTGATAACTATGAATTTATATTTGGTTTTGTTGCAGGTAATTCTGAATTTAGAGGACAACAAACTATTCAATGTTATGTTGGTACACAAGGTGGCAAAGCTGATGATGGTAAGACTTCAATAGGTGAAATAAAATATACTAAACTTAACAAAATTGGTGAATTGACAATATATAGTCCTATTGAAAGTTAAAATAATGTTAATTACCAAACAAAGATAACGGTTTAAGTGCTATAGATTATGTAGTTCAAACTACAAGTATTAATCTATTTTTTTAACTTAAACCTTAATTTATTATGCAAGTAATTGAAAAAGTGAAAGTTGTTCCAGAGGGCTATAATGGTGCTGGAATGAATTATGACGGTGGTAATCGTCGTGATGTAAACGGTAAGGCTAATGCAGGTTTAACTCTTGGTATTATCGGTACTGCACTTGGTGCTTGGGCTTTGTTTGGTAATCGTCGTTCTGCTGGTGCTAGTATTTTAGGTGGCGCTGGTGGTGGAATGTTAGGTGATGGCTCTACTAATATTAACGTACTTGGTGCTACTGCTGGTAGTGGAAGCGGTGCTCCTACTGCTTTTCAAGCATGGGAAAAATCTTGTGAAGATACTTTAGCTCTTCAAGGTGGTCTTTATCAATGGGCTTTGACTCAACAGAATCAACGTTTTGAAGATAGAGAACGATTGAATAGTGAACTGTTTGGTGTTTATATTGATGGACGTAATCGTACTGATGCTCTTATTGAGAAAAATAACACTGACCATTTTAATCTTTACAAATATACTCGTGACGCTGATGATGATATCCGTAAAGAGTTATCTGATTTGAAAGCTGAATTGGCTGTTACTAAAGCTATTCGTCCTTATCAAGATAAACTTATCCAATGCGAAATGGAAAAGATGTTTACGGCTGGTATCAACTATACTGATAGAAAGACTTGTAATGTTATCTATGGTGTAGTTACTCTTCCAAATGAACCTACTGTTACAGGTCTAGTTGGGCGTAATGCTTATGGATGTTTGCCATGTGGTTTTACTCAACCTGCTAGCGGAACTCCGGCTCAGTAATATTACTAAGTTTGATTAAGAACATAAAATTGAAAGAGATATGATACCTGTTAATCAATTCATACTAGGTAGTAGTGACCCTTTGCTATACCCTAGTGAAAAAATGACTAATAGCATTGATGAACAAATTGCTTTTCTTCAAAGTCAAAAACAAGCAATTAATGAAGCTTATCGTCGTAATGCTATTCCTAATGCAAATAATGGTACAACTCAAAATCAGCAAGTTGTAACTCAAGGAATTTGGGATGCTATTGATGCTGAAATTGCACCACTTACACAAGAACAACAAAATATGCTTCTTAGTAATCAAGACTATGTAAATAATTATAATGCTTTACAAAGTATGGTTCAAGCAGAAGTTCTTAATTTAGTTAGAGGAAAAATCGAAGCTAGTGAAGATGGTAAACATTTACTTGAAGAACAACTTAAACTTGTTAAGTTGCTTAAGAGTAAAATTGTTGAAGTTACTAACAAAGAGATGGAATTGTTTAAAGCTTTTAAAGAAGCTAGTAAAACTAATCCTAATTTAACTTATGAAGAATTTTTAAAGAAGTAATATTATGGTTGAAATTAATAGTGTAAAAGAGGTTATTAAAGATTATATTGTTAAGCAATTAGTATCTATGGGTGAAAGTGCTATTACATTTTGGTTTAAAGATGTAGATTTTGATGGTGATAAAGTATGGGAATATTTCCACATGAATAACTAATCATTATTGTAAAACTGTAAAAGGGAATTATCTTCGGATAGTTCCCTTTTTTATTTATCTAAATTTTAGTATGGACAAATTTATTGATGTAATTGTAAATGGTATCCTTAGTAATTTTGACTTTGGATTTATGTTTATTGTTAATGTTCTAACTTATATTATTATTAAAGTTATTGATTACTTTAATGGTGATAATAAAGTTCCTACTTGGCAAAAACGATGTGTATTAGTAATAAGTATTGCTACTATGGCTGGTATTTATATTGCTGCTGGATATGATAATGCTATTATGCTTGTTAATAGTGCTATTCTTGCTCCTGTGTTTTGGAGTTGGGTTGTTAGTCCTATTCTAAAGAAACTTGGAGTTGGCTATAAAGATATTGATAATACTATTGGTTAAGATTGTATGAGATTGATTAGCTAGGTTTGATTGACTGATTTAAGCCTGCTATATCCTCTACGGGGAGTATAGCTTGCCAAATTTGGCTAGTTTTAAGCCTAGCTGATTAACTGTACATGATTTAATGAAAGTCTTACTATAAGCCTAAAAAGTGGCTCTATTGATGTACATAAATATTTACAATATTAAATTTCAAAATAATAAAGTTATGAGAGTTATTAAGACTAAACATTTTCCTTTTGGTGGTTATAAAGCTATTAATCTTTTTGGTGTTATATTTACTAAAGGAGAATTAAGTAATAAAGAACTTAACCATGAAGCTATTCATACAGAACAAATGAAAGAGATGTTATATATCTTTTTCTATATATGGTACGGTATTGAATATCTTATTATAAGACTATTTCATATTAAACAACATGATGCGTATAAAGATATAAGTTTTGAAGAAGAAGCTCATATTAATGATGATAATCTTAATTATATTAGTAAACGTAAACATTATACTTGGACTAAATATCTAGGTATTAATAGTTCTAAAACTGCTTAATTAAAAAATGTTAATAATATTGTTAAACTACTTGTTATTAATAATATAATTTATATTTGTAACAAACTAAATTCTAAAGATATGGAAGATGATAAAAGAGTTAATTATAAGTTAGATGCTATTAATAAACTTATTAATAATCTTAAACTTAGTATTTCTGGTAATAAAGAACATGATGAGCTTAGAGAAAATAATGTTATAGTTAATCTTGATGAGATTAGTCAAAAGATTACTGAATTACATGAAATGGTTAAAGCTGAATTTGATGAGTTTGAAAATCAACATAAAAGTGAATCAGATGAAACTCAAACTCTTCTTAATAGTCGTTTTGATAAAGTTGATGCTAAATTAGATAGTATTAAATCTGCTATTGATAGTATGAAAACTACTATTAGTGGTAAACTTGATACTGTTAATTCTACTATTAATAAAGCAAATACAGATATAGTTGCTGCGATTAATGCTATGAAAGCTAGTAATGATACTAAGAACAATGCTATAATTGCTGCTCTTCACGGACTTGTAACTA